CCTCCGGGTCTGGAGGGCTGAATATTTTGGGGATATTGCTTATGTATCCATGCACCCCGCCACGCATTGAAATTGCGCCACCCGGCTTCAATCTTTCCAACGGGGTCGAACCTCTCTCGATCGCCGATTCCCGATGCATCTTTGCCGCAAACTCTTTAGCCTGACTCGATGCATTCATCAGGTTTCCAACTCGGCTCTTGAGGTTGCGGAAGTAGCCCTGCGGCTTGCCTGTCAACTGATCCATCTCCGGGTACGCATTATCGCGAACCCAATCAGCAACAACCTTATCCACGGCAATCTGCGCGTTGCGACTTTCAGCCGCATATTGAGACACGTCATTCTTGTCGTAGTAGGCAGACAGTCGATTGTTCGCCTGCATACGTTTCAGGTCAAGTTCTCCAAGACTGATAGGCTTCTGATATTCCGCTGCTGCCTTGTCGATGAAAGATCGTTCTGTGCGGTCAGTATCGGTGATTGCGGGCATCTTGTCTTTAAGCGCCTTGATCGCTTGCGAGATGGGAAAATTCCCGTTCACGTCAGGAAGGTTTGATTTCAGATTCGCGTATTTTCCAAGCGATTGGGCAAACTCGTCGTTTAGACTCTTCTGCGCCCGGTTTGCTACCTCTCTGAACTCGCCTATCGTCTTAGGCTTCGCCCCCTTTGCGGCAGCGCGGAGATCGGAAACTACAGGCTCAATGTACGCTGGGTCAACTCCGGCTCCACGCGCCAGCTTTGCCGTTATTCCGGAGGGCTTCATGAGACTGGAAACGGTGTGCGTGAAAAGCATCGGACCAAGCACCGAACCCCAGGCATAATCGGGGTTCATCTTGCGAAGTTCATTCCAGTCCTTGACCCCCTGCCAGTCTTTTTCTGCCTGTGTCACCGGATTCCAAATGATAGGGTTCTGATCTGTCCCAGGAAGAGGGCTGGCAACCAGGTTGACGATTCCACTTCCTATACCCTTGAATGCTTCTACGCCTCGCGCAGCATAACCTCGCAGCGTGTTGGGGTCAAATTCCGAAGGATTGGCACTCTCGTTCTTTGCTGCGAATATGCGGGATAACGGCTTTTCCGGGGGCTTCACACCGGGAGACAACTGCCTCGCGTGCTCAGACTCTTCGGTCGTAACATTCTGCCAATCGTTTGGTTCTACTGTCTTCCAGTCATTTACTGGCGTGGGGGTTGGCCGGGTGCCCATGTTTTACCTCCGTCCGTCGAATAGCGATACTGTCCAGTGCTCGGGGAATGCTGGACGATTACCTTCCCCTGAGTCTTCTTGCCCTTCTGCTTCCCTACGTCCTCTTCGCGCTTGTCAAGCCACGCCAAGGCCCGTGAATTGTCGGGCATCGCATTAAGGCCAACACGGACCTGCCGGCCAATCGTCTGCATCTTCGTCAAGTAGCTTTCCGAGTCTGGGGTTCCTGAAAGGCCGATGAGAGGAAGTTCGTTCTGGATCGACTTGACGCTGAATCTAGCCGGTGACTGCCCTGTTGCGGAACGGGAGCCGATAATATCGGCCATCGACGCAATAGCCGTATCGAAGTATTCGCGTTCCTGTTGAGTCATCTGCGTTCCGGTCGACTGTTGCGCTCCCGCTTCGGCTTGTGCCCTGAAGTTTGCCCATCCCGCCGCAGTGCCAAGAGTCTGAATAATGCCAGGATTAGAGATTTCTCCCATGCTTTGATCAAGCAGTTTAAATGCCTCGCCAAGAACCTGTTGCGCGTGTTGGTCATTTGCCAGCGAAGCGAATTGAACCATCGAAGGAGCTTGCGGATTTTGCGGATCACCATACAGACCAAGCAAAGCGGATACAGCGGGTTGAGACTTTCGAGCCGCTGCCGCGTTCTGGGGGGTCATATTCTGAATGTTGGGAAGTATACTCTTGCCGCGACCAACATCCACCTTTCCCTGTAGGCTTTGCGTCACTTTTCCTTGCGGTCGAGTATGAAGTGTCGGCTCACCTTTCGGGACAGGCCCCTGTGGCGCTGTAGACGGTATTCTGCTGTTCTGCGGGACAACCGTGCTTGTCCCCGTCACAACCTGACCTCCCCCGGGGGCCGTCTGCGTGCGCGTTGTCGAAGTAGGTACCCGCACTGGACCAAGCGATGGCGCTTCTGGGTTAGGGCCGCCTACGGAAGGCTCTAGCATCCTTTGATTCCCCGCTGTTTCATAGCGCCCCTTATCCGTTCCGACCGTCCAATATGACTTTCCACCCCCAAGGTATACGGGGATTAGAACTGATCCTTCTGGAAGCTTCGAGAGATCAATAGGATTTCCATCTTCCCCGCTAAATTGCACGCCCTGATCCGCCATCGACGATGCAGTCTTGAGGTTCATTGCACCGGCATAATACGGTACGGGGCGAGAAGAACTTCCCTTCGCCGCCGCTCCCTCATTTCTCAATATCTGCAAGCGGTAGTCTTCTGCCTCTTTCCTTCCCTCTGGAGTCAATGCATATGGCAAAGCGCCAATCGCATATTCCCCAGCCATCGCATTCGTCTGGCCGGCGTACTTCTTGGCGTTTTCAGCGCGAAATTGTGCGACGTGGTTCTTCAGGTGGTTGGTGATATGAAGACTATCGAGCAGGTTCCCTATTCCAGCCTCTACCGGATTCGCGCCTTGAGGTTTCTGTCCGTAGAGTTGACGCATCTGGCCGATGGTTTGCGTCATGCGGTCGAGGGTCTGTCTGTACTCGTTTTCCTTGCCAGCTAAAGGCTTGGACGGATCATCGGGGTTGGCGTAGAGAGCGAGGCGTGTTTGGTCGGCACGCAATGCTTGCTGGAGAGGCGCCAGAGCCATCGATCTGGCGCGCTCATGCTCCTGCGCTTGCGTACCCGACCATCCAGCCGCAAACCTGTTTCCCGCGCTGCGAGTATCCTTCCACGGCACAGGAGCTTCATTAACGGTATTTCCAGAGCTTCCCATTATTGATCCCACCCAGCGCTAAAGTCTCCACTGCCGCCGCTAAACATGTCAGAAGAGACGCCGGCTGAAGTTCCCACACCGCGCAACCCTCCTCCTAACGCACCAGCAATACCGCCGCCGGCCATTGCCCCAGACGCCGCTCCAGCAGCCGTAGACCCAATTCCACTGATAAGATCATTGAATTGCGCTAATCTCTGCTGCTGTTCAGTATTGTTCTGATTGAACACGTCGTTGTAGCCGCTCATGCTCTGCCCGAGAAGGTTGCTGCCGAGAGATGCACCCTGCCCGATAGCCCCCGAAGTCAGCGAGGAAATCATGTCGTTCACGCTCGACCGCGCCGTATCCATAGTGTTCTGATTTGAGGCGTTCGTGCCGCCAGACCGGGCTCCGAAGGTTGCATTTGTCTGCGTCTTCTCGTTGGCCTGCTTGGAAATCGCACCAATCTGCGGAGCGAGCAGTTTGGCAATATCTGACTGATTCCCGCTCAGTAGTCCGTTGATGAGCGCGGAAGAGTTCGAGAGCAGACCTTCACCCACCGAGCCAGAGAAGCCAGACTCTCCCGTCAGCGCGTTGGTTGCTCCTGTCTCGCCGCCCGATGGACCCATATCTACGCCGAAGAATCCGTCTTCGTTGCGCCAAAGCTCGATAAGGAATGCTTTCAGGTTCATGGTTCCCTTTCTAGGTCGCTGGCGTCTGAGCGATTAAGATGCCGTTCTGGAATTGCATCGACCCCTGCGTCCCCAAGGCTGTCAAGGCTGCCGTAGTTATTGTGACACTTAATCCGGTCGGTGTCGCCTGAGAAAAGTTTCCTGTTGTGGCGTCATACCCGGTCAGGAACTCTCCCGCCACAGGAGCAATGGTATTGGCAAGTTGCGGAGTTCCCGTCAGATCGCTGTAGTCGGGTTGAGCGGCAGAGAATACTCCGGTAGCCGCGTCATAGGCCGTCAGAAATTGATGCAAGATTGCACTAAAAGTGACCGGGACAATCGGCATCGTGAATGCAAACCAGTTCGTCCCGTCAAACGCGACAAGGGTTCCATAGGCGGGCAGGAGTGGCATGGAGGACGCTGCCGGATGTCCCGCGTAAGAGATGGTCCCTGTCACCGGGGTAAGGGTCGCCGTACCCCCACCAAGCGCAGACTGGTTTGCGATAAAGCATGACCATGGAGGCGATTGTGATGTGAGGGACACAGCAATAGGCGAAGCGTCCGAGAGCACAATCAATGCTCCGTCATCCGTGCTTGCCGTCGCATAGGAGGTCGAACTTGACTGATTGTTGATCGGAACTCCACCGGGGGAAGCGGGGGTAATAGTTCCACCGCCACCAGACCCTCCACCCTCAACAATCGTTGTCGATGCCCCTGCCTTGAGGGAATTGATTTTCTCCTGCTGAAGTCCAAAAGCTACCGCGTGATTGTTGAGCTTCTGGAAAGCGAGTGTAAGGAGGCGATGAACCTCTTCAGGCTTCGGCTCTGCCGAGACTTTGGGAATCCAACCGGTAATGGGAGGTGTACTCATAATTTAGCGCCTCCAGAGGAATCGCCGCCGAATGGATTGATTTTCCTCGTAGACCTTCCCCAACCCATGATCCATGCCTCCATCCCTTCCGCAAAGGAATAGAACGGGCTTGCCGATGTTGCGGAAAATCCTATCAGTTTCCATTTATTCGGCGTTACGGAGAAAAATGCTTTAGTCTGCACTCCTCCGGTTGATGGAAGAGTGATCGCCGTGGGAGGTATACTGTCATTCCCTCCGTCCACGGTGAACGTCAGGGTTATAGCCTCCGCCGCATAGTATTCGATATTCAAATAAAGAAGCGCCTGCCATCCCGCGCCTCCCCACGAAGTCACTTCCGTGGTCCATATCGCGGCTTTTTCCGGGTACGGCTCGAACACCCACTCACTTTGTCCCTGCCCAACTCCCCCGTACCATATGCGAGCTGCGGATTGAGGAACAAGTTGAATATCATGCGCCTCAAATGGAGTCCACGAAAATACCAGCGTTTGCTTGCCGTTAAATGTACCAGTGAACGTTGGTCCCGTTTGTCCGCCATCGAACAAGACCTGAAAGGTAACTGGTTCGTTCCCGGTATCGGCAATCAGCTTTACTCCCTGCATGAATTTGTTGTCCGGGCCACCCATCTCCATGATCGGAGTGTATGCTTTGGTGATTTCAGGATAAGGGTCGCTAATCCACTGAACAGACCAGTTTTCGTCTGGAGCCCGCCGCCATGCTACCCCATCGTTGCTGATTATTCTTCCGATATGCGATACAAATGGAGGATTGAAGCTCAAGCCTACCTTTTGCTGCCCATTAAGGGTGATAGGAGACTCTTGCGGAACGTGAAGATTGCCGAACTCATCCTCCACGGCAAAACTCTTGGCAGCATTGAATGTATCCGCTTCCAAGACGAGGCCGCGCACATAGTTGCTCCCTGCTGATCCGAGGTCCATCCACGCTGTCGGCCTGTCATTGATCGAATCCGGCAGAAGCTGGGACCAATACGGTTGCCACCATTCGACGATGTTTCCGCTTCCGACTGGCCAGCTTAACTGAGCGGCAACATCGAGCAAGTCCGATCCGTCGCCGGGAGTGAAGTCCACCACGTAAGGAGTTGACGTTCCAGTTCCGGTTAGAGATGTTGGCGAGAAACCGCTCAATAGCGATGAGTAGAGATCCTTATAAAGAGCGAGCGCCACCGGATTAGATGTTGCCACTGTCGCCTTGACAAGCACATCTCCAAGTCTTTTTTGCGCTCGTAATTCTCCCGCGTTGATACATGGCGTGCTGACTACGGCTGTGGCTGTTTCTGTGCCAGCTGTATCGAATGCCCTAATCGTCCCATCTGTGCAACCGACAAGGATCTGATTGATCCCCACGGGGAGAGCATGGCAATTCACCTGAGGCGTGTAGGCGTCAACAATCCATCCCTTTGCTTCCATGTCAAAAACAAGGGAGCGAGGCGTGCCTGTTGTGTCCTGATAGTCGTAGAAGATGTATCCGGGCACGCAAGTGACGGTCTGCGCTTTCGTTTTTGTGTCGTCCGGCGGGTAAATCGTCTTGTCTCCAATGACGACTGGCGACGGTCCTTCCGGCTCGCCGTGCGGAAACAGGTTATAGATGTTCGCAGAAATATCCTGTTCCGGTCCTCCACCTTGTGAAATGAAAATGCCATCTTTCGCCCTCCATGCCAGCAACGCTCCTAGTCCGCCCAAAGCATACCGCATGAACAGCCCACGAGTCGCCGCTGCCTGTACGGGGGTCCACAAAGGTCCCGTGGTGCCTGTGACGGTCGCTACAGCATCGGAGAAGTTCGGATAGAGCAGCCAGAATCGTTCCGGCGAGAATACGACGTGCAACTCTGAGGTGACAATGCCGTTCTGCAATCCCTCCGAAGGCGAGCAGATGTAAAGCCTTTGCGAAGATGGAGCAGAATCGAAGTTATTTCCGAGAGACGTAAGCAGGTCGCCAGGATTCAGCGGGTCAAGGCCCATCATGAACGAACCGCCGCCCGAATCAGGAGTAGGACCCCAAATGACAGGTGAAGGCTCCGCAGCCAGGTCAGGCGCGATGATCTGCCAGGTCAATCCTGTGCCGGCGGGCGGAAAGCCGAAGGTGATGAATCCCGTATCCGTCACCGTCGTGTTGTAGACCAGCATGTGTGTAGTGTCGGTGGGCCGGTTGTAGAGCAAGTACCCAATCTGCGCTCCCGTTGAGTCGGCAATCAGAATGGCCGTTCCCGGTAGCCAGCGCACATTGAAAATGTCTCCACTCACCCACTGCACATTTGGCACAAGAGGCAAAATTGGGCTGATGGTTGCTGAAAGTGTTCCCGGAGTCCCACCCTCCGCCACAGTGAAGGTAGGAATAGAGGTATAGCCGCTCCCCATGCTTGTTACGGTAGCAGTCGTAATGACTCCACCCGCAATGACAATCTGGACTACTGCCCCTGTTCCTCCTCCCCCACTTGATGGAATGTTGTATGTTCCGTTTGTCTGTCCCGAGCCGGGAGATGTAATTCCGACCGCCGTCACTTCCTGACTCACCCCTAAGACATTGCATGTCCCCGAGCGAGGAAGATCGATGGAGGGGAATGGCTCGTAATTGTTGTAATTCAGGATTGGGTTATTGGCGATGGTCAGGTCGCTCAAGGTATCAGTAAATGATCCAGACCCGGAATTGGCAACCGACAGCGTGTAGGTAAAGTTGTCGAGTCCGGGCGTTTGGCGGTACACATCGATGGTATCGACTTGAGGATCAAGAGAAAGCGTGCAGGTTCCGGTTGCGGAGAAATTCGCATAGTAGACCGTGACCGTCCACGTGTAGAAAAATGACCGATTTGTGCCGCCCGATTCTTCCGTCAATACCTGAATGCCGAATCCGAATGTTGAATCGTTGACGACATCAGGAGTGAGAATAGCACCCCACACATCGGAAGCGCCTCCCTGAACAGTGGTCTGGATTGTTTGCGTATTGATTGTTCCCGGAGACTTAATCTGACCTATCACCGCGCCTTGATAGAACAAGGCCACGTTTGAGAGAACTCCAGTTCCATTTTGCTGGCCATTCCATGTCACCGATACGCTGACACCGGTAATCTGCGATCCGGTCGGGACCGTTCCTACGAGTCCCGGCAAATCTTTTGCAATGATGTAGTCGGTAAGCGTCCCAGAAGCGATGCCCTGAGTGCGGAGTTGCGTGTCTGAAACTGCTGTTTGGTATTGAGACGTATTAAAACTGATGTATGTCGCATAGCTCGGGTCCATGGTGTAGGAGCCAGCCTGCGAAGCCAGTTGCACCTGGATAGGAACAGACTCAGGCGAAGGATTGGAAAGAGCGCCTGTGATCTTCGAGCGATAGAGGTAACGATACGTTACCCAGTAGGGACTCGCAGCGCTCGACACATTGACGACAGGAGCGTTCTGGGGCTCCTTGATGCCTATCTTGTAGCACGTTCCATCCGACCGCACCTTGAGCATTCCACATACAGGACCATAGCCAGACGCCGTGTAGGACGGAATGGTGACCGCTAGAGACGGATCGGCAATGTAGTCCCATGGCTGAGGACTGTCTGGCGGACGATATGGGAGAAAGGAAAGCGGATTCGTACTCAGGCCGGATGCGACTTGCGTCGTGCCAACGTAGAGGCTTCCATTGGACCCCGAGAGATACGCATAGCCTGGTGAGAGGTTGTAGGGGTCATTCAAGCGGGCAACAGAGGTAATCCCGTTGGCGAGAGGAGAAGCAAGGAGGTTGGAGCCCAGAGGATACCGGGCCACGGTCATCGACTTGCGGTTGCGCCGGACATTCTGGAGATAGGCCCACCCGCCACCATTCGCCTCAATTTGGTCAGGCGAACTGACGGTATTGATACCTCCCGCAATGTCCAGACGAATTCCGTTTTCCATTACTTCCCTTTGCCAGCCTTGCGTTTTGCCGGTTTACGCGCTGCCTTTGTTGCGCCAGATGTAGGAGAACTCTTCATTGTCGTTCCACGCTTGCGTTCGGCATCTTTACGAAAAGCCTCATTGGCTTCTTTCACCATGCCGGGATCAGCTTCAGTTTTAGAGCTTGGGGACTTGTATCCCGGCGTTGGAATTTTGTTTGCCGCGCTCTCGAACTTCTGCTCAATCCCCTTCGCCCAATCAATCAATGGACTGCTCATCGCTTTCCCCTATCCGCTTTGCCCTTTGCCCGCTTGCCGTGAGTGTACTTCCCGGTACGGCCAGATGATCCCGTACTCTTCATGGATGTGCCACGATGCTTACGCTTGGCGGCAATCTTGCGCATATTCTCGGCGAAGACAGCCCGTTTCTCTTCGACGCCACCCTTCTTCTTTGCCGCGGCGATTTTCTTCGGCGTGGCTTTGCCGAACTTCCCCTTAGTCCCCTTCTCTTCCATCTCCGCGTTGGCTTTCTGAATCCATTTCTTCGGCTTGCGTTTCGTCGCCATAACACCCTCCCGGTTCACTGCGTCTCTTGTGTTGACCACCTTGGTTCCTTTATTTCTTGCTTTCGCCCTTCAGAGCGAAGATATTTCACAAAGAGTCCCGACTGCGCCCATCTCTTGTTGCGATCCGCGCAGTATTGGTAGAAAGACTTCAGCATGGGCATCGTGGCCTCAAACGCATCATTTCCCAGCTTAAAGCAGGCCAAATGCTGAGAGTAATCCAGGATGCTCTGCCAGTCGTCCCGAGCCACCTGAACGTAGGTTCCTGTCGGGTCAAGTAGGGGCGCATTTCCGACCACCGTAACTGCCAGACTTGTCCCGTTCCCCGGCACTGGGGCAATGAAGTCCATTCCCGCTTCAATCACCGCAGGAAGGTTGTTTTGGGATTGCTGCCAGTTCACCGCCAGAGCGTCCATATCGGCCAGTGCCGTGACGCTCGATACCTGACCGTTGATGAGTGTCTGGAGGAGCCAGTTCGACTGCTTCATCATTTCCAGACCTTCGGTGTAACGCTCTAGACAATAGGCCCCTCTTGCGCGGTCCGTCGATTCGGCTTCCTGTCCCAGCACATCCGCCAAAGCCCCATACATCGCCACCATGCTCCAATCATCGGGAAGGCCAAGCAAGGAGGCCGTTGGAGGCGCGAACGTCGGCCCGGCATTCAATGCCAAGACCTCAAAGTATCCCGGCGTATTGGGTGCTAGGTCCACATCGAAAGACAACGGGGGCTCACTTGAAACCGTCCATGACTTCGGAGGGTCAACCGTCTGCAAATAGCCAGGCTCGAAGGATTGGAACGAGATCACATCTTCGCGTGTCATCAAGTAGGGCTGAAAGAACTGAACTGTGCCCGATACTGTTCCGCTCGTAGGCAAACTCAGACTCACCGTTGTGCCTGAGACACCAGTCACGAACGTTCCTGACTGAATCCCTGTTCCTTGGATGACTTGACCCCTCATAATGCCTGCTGCTGAGCCTACAGTGACCGTGGACGAACCGGAGGACGCCGCGCCACTGGTAGACGCCACCAGAGACAGGACACGGTTCCTGCGCGGCTCCAGAACCGTGTCAGGGAGGATGTAGCCCGTCCTCACGTTGGGAGTGGCGTTGATCGGAGAAAGTAGTGCAAGATTGCACGAGGTTGCCTGAATGACTTCCTGCACGCGCTTTTGGAGGGACCATTGAAGATTCTGGAGAGTGAACTGGCTAGAACCCACCCATGTTCCGGCTGTGGGCGGCGGCTCCAGCAGCATATAGGCCATCTGGTTGTAGAGGTACTGGTCAGTGACCGAGCGCAGACGAGGCGAACTGGAAAGTGTTCCTGTGTTGATCCATTGGCCATCGGCATTGGTAATGGCAACCGTCTGATTCCACTGCTCACAAAGTCCGTTGAAGTGGCGCAAACTCTCGGACAAGTAAATCCACAATTCCGCCGATGGCCACAAGGACCATTGGTTTAGTCGCCCTTGAAGAGCAGCGATAGCGGCCGTTTTTGTGAGCCAGGAGTACGTTGCCATGTTAGTTGATTGTTCCTTATCCCCCTATTGCACTTCAGTTCTTCCCTACACAGATATAGCTCACTGAATCGGTAGCTCCGGTTGTGGTCACAGTTAATGTTGTGGTGCTTACCGTTTTAGTCAGCAAACTCGCAAGTGTTGTATCGTCCTGCACGATGCAGACGGGAGCCGTTGCATGTGTTCCCGTAAACGAATAAGACGCAGTTCCTCCACTTGCTGTGAGAATTCCGGCTAAATCTGTATTCGAGGAGTTTCCTGTGTTTACGCCAGCACTGAATGTTGTTGGAGCAGCAAAAAGGTTCGGTGCGGAGCCTTCTTGCAGGATGCTGTATAAATTAGGGCCACTTTCGTTTATATGCAAGCACGCAGCTCTTGTTATTGAAGTCCCGCTTATACCACCAGAACATTCAAATCCGTAAGCATTATCTATATTTCCTCCACCGTAATTTGAAATTCCGTTAACGCGAAAAGCATCCGCTTCGGTGAGAGTACCACTGCCATTATTATAAACAAATGATTGAATGCCTTGCGCAGTAGGGGAAGTTTCTCCAGAGCTAGGCTCGACTTGTCCACTAGACACTATTCCCCATGCGCCTGCTGCGTGTCGTCCGAAAGCGAGAAATTGGCCAGCTTCCGTAATTCCTGAGTCGCTTTGGGATAAAGCATAAAAAGAGTTTATACTGTTTAATTCTGCAACTGTATTCGGAGGCTGACCAGAATTGTAAAATCCTTGAGCATTTGGATCAAATAAATATTCAGCAGGACCAAACCAGAAATTATTACCTCCGAGTTCTCCAGTTTGATTGGTGAAAGCTGAATACCCCCCATCCCCCGCCGCGCCTACATCCGTGTATCCCGTGCCGCATCCCGGCGTAGAAATAGTGGCGATGACTCCGGTGGTATTGGTCGTGCTGCCGCCTGCTGCCGTGCGATAGAGCAAACACGAAGTTGCCCCAGTCTGCGTCGGCCATACGACCACATTTCCTTGACTGGCTACGGAAAGATCATTCTCTCCGTCCGTG